CAGATATAGTTGATATAGGTGCTTCACATACTTGCAGACTTACAGCTAGTTTGAAACAAACTTCTGATGACCCAGATGATTTATTTGATAATAGAATAGGATTATTTGATTCTCAAAATTCTAGTTTTGATGGAGATACACCAGCTAACTCAAATGCTAATATTGAGATTTCAACAAGTGATGATAATTCTACTTACACAGCTTTTCAAAATTTTGTAATTGGAAATTATACTGCTAGATATTTTAAATTTAGAGTTGTTTTAACTTCAAAAGATTTAGCTTCAACTCCTGTTGTAGAAGAAGTATCAATTACAATAGATATGGAAGATAGAATATTTAGTGGTAATGATATAGTATCAGGTGCATCAGCTAAAACTGTTGTATTTACAAATCCTTATAAAACTGTTAATTATGCAGTTGGAATTACAGCAGAAGATATGGCAACAGGAGATTTTTTTATTGTAGAATCAAAAACTATTAATGGATTTAACGTAACTTTTAAAAATTCAGGTGGTTCAGCAGTATCTAAAACATTTGATTATATTGCAAAAGGCTTTTAAAAGGAGTATAAAACAATTATGGCACAAGGCGATTATTTAATTCAGAACCAATCTTTTCCCTCTTTTCGTAGTGATCTTAATGACACTTTAGAGGCTATTAATACATCTAATTCAGGTACATCAAGACCTAGTAGTGCTGTCGCTGGAACTATCTGGTTAGACACATCTGGTGCTGCAACTGCACAACTTTTAAAAATGTATGATGGTGCTGATGATATTCTTTTAGGTACTATTAACTTTACAGCTAACACAATAGATTGGGCAGATAGTGTATCAGAAGTTTCACTTGCTGGAGTAGAAACACTTACAAATAAAACTTTAACTTCACCAAAAATAAATGAAGATGTAGCAGTAACTTCTACTGCAACAGAATTAAATAAATTAGACGCATTAAGTAGAGGAAGTATTCTTTATGGAAATGCAAGTGCTGTTACATCAGTTTTAACAACTGGTACTGTTGGTCAATTTTTAACAACAGATGGTACTGATATTTCTTGGGGTGCTGGTTCATCAGCAGACTTTAGTTCTGTTGGAGAACACATTTTACCAACAACAGATGATACTTACAATTTAGGAAGTGCAACTTACCAATGGGCTAATATTTATACTGGAGATTTACATCTATCTAATGAAAGTAAAGCCGAAGGTAATTCTGTTGATGGCACAACTGGAAATTGGACTATTCAAGAAGGTAATGATGATCTATTCATTCTTAATAATAAATCAGGAAAGAAATACAAGTTTAAACTAGAGGAGATTTAAGCATGGCAATAATCTCTAATGCAACAACCATTGCAGATGCTGGTGCATTTTCAGTTAGTCTAGGTTCAATGGTTCATATTAAAACTTTAACTGCTAGTAGTTCAGCTACATTAAGTTTTGTTGATGGAACTGATGGAGTAGTCTTGGATAGCACATATCCTATTTATAAGTTTGAGTTTATTAATATTCACCCAGCTAGTGATGACCAAACTTTTACTTTAAATTTTTCTGTTGATAGTGGTTCTAATTATAATGTTACAAAAACAACAACAGCATTTAGAGCATATAATACAGAACAAGATAATGAGAGTGGACTTGGATATTTAACTGGTGCTGATATGGCACAAGGTACAGGTTTTGTAGAACTTATTGAAGATACAACAATATCCAATGAAAATGATTTTTCATTAAATGGATATTTACAGTTATTTAATCCTTCATCAACAACGTTTGTAAAGCATTATATGAGTGTTGTAAATTCAATAAAACAAGATGCTTCTAAAGATTATGCTTTAATTAATTATTTTGCTGGTTATGGAAACACAACATCTGCTGTAGATGCTATTCGTTTTCAAATGACATCAGGCAACATAGATGCTGGTAAAATCAAACTCTACGGAATAAAGGATTCATAATGGCTTTACACTCATTACATTCATATAAAGAAATTGATAAACTAGGAGTTTATTCATGGCAGTAATATCAAACGGAACAACTTTAATAGACAATGGTATTTTAGATGCAGCAATACCAACTGGTAAGATGACTTTAATTAAAACCTTAACTGCTTCAAGTTCAGCAACCTTATCATTTGTAGATGGTACATCTGATGTAGTTCTTGATGACACCTATGATGAATATGTATTTAAGTTTATAAATATACATCAAGATACTGGAGAAATAAGGTTTGAATGTAATTTTAGTTCAGATGGGGGTAATAATTATAATGTAACTAAGACATCTACTTATTTCCAAGCAAGACATAGAGAAAATGGTACAGATACTTCATTGGCTTATGATACTGGTGGAGATTTAGCACAATCTACTTCTAATCAAAGATTAACTGCTTATTCTCATTTAGGTAGTGGTGCTGACCAATCATTAGCTGGATATTTACATTTATACAATCCATCATCTACAACTTTTGTAAAACATTTTATCATTAGTTGCCAATATTCAGCAGCAGCAGATTATTGTATTAATAATTATATTGCTGGTTATTGCAATACAACAAGTGCTGTAGATGCTATTAGATTTCAAATGTCATCAGGCAATATAGATAGTGGAGTAATAAAATTATATGGGATTGGGGGATAAATGGCTTTAATTAGTAATGGTTCAACAATATTTGATGCTGGTTCTATGTCTGCTGGTTTAGGTGGTAGTATGACATTTATTAAAAAGCTAACAGCTTCTGCTTCTGCTACTTTATCTTTTTTAGATGGTACAGATGGAGTGGTGTTAAATGATACTTATAAAGAATATGTATTTACTTTTAACAATATTCACCCAGCAACAGATGGTGCAAAATTCACTTTTAATGTTAGTTCTGATGGTGGTTCTAATTATAATGTAACAAAAACAACTACATATTTTACAACTTATCATCAAGAAGATGATGGTTATCCACTTATTCAATATGAAGCTACATTTGATTTAGCACAAAGTACAGCTTTTCAAAATTTATCTGCAAACATGGGTAACAACAATGATGATAATTTATGTGGAGAACTTAAAATATTTAATCCATCTTCAACTACTTTTGTAAAACATTTTATAGCAAATAATAATCATGTTCATCAAACATCTGCTCCAGCTTCAGTAGAACCTTTTGCTGCAGGATATTGTAATACAACTTCGGCAGTAGATGCAGTTAGATTTCAAATGAGTTCAGGCAACATAGATGCTGGAGATATTTGCCTATATGGTATTGCTTAACAATTAACAATGGAGTATAAGAAATTATGACAAGACATCACAATATAAATGGCAACATAGTACCTTTTACAGCAGCAGAAGAAGCAGCTAGAGATACAGAAGAAGCAGCTATTGTAACTAATGCACCAGCTACAGCTTTAACTGAATTAAGATCAAGAAGAAATAGTTTATTAGCTTCAACAGATTTCTGGGGAAGTTCAGACATGACTATGAGTTCAGAAATGACAACTTACAGACAAGCATTAAGAGATTTACCTGATGGTAAAGATACAGTAGCTAAATGTACAAATGCAGTTTTCCTACTAAACCCTAAAATTTAATAATTTTACAAGGAGATAATTATGCAATTATCAAAAAATTTTGTTTTAAACGAAATGGAAAAATCTTCTACAGGAATTAGATTAGGTATAAAAAACAAAGCTGGTAGTGGAGAAATTAAAAACCTTACTGATTTATGTTATGGAGTATTAGAACCAGTACGAGCAAAGTTTGAAAAACCAATTATAGTTACAAGTGGCTATCGTAGTGAGGAATTATGTGTAGCAATTAATTCTTCTAAAACCTCACAACATACAAAAGGACAAGCTGTTGATTTTGAAATAGCTGGTGTAAGTAATTTAGAACTAGCTTTATGGATTCAAAACAATACAGACTTTGACCAATTAATTTTAGAGTATTGGAAAGAAGATGAGGGTGCTAATTCAGGTTGGGTTCATTGTAGTTTCAATCAAGACTCAAATAGAAAGCAAGTTTTGACATTTGATGGAAAAAACTATATTAATGGATTACCAGAGGCTAAATGGTCTGGTGGAAAATTAAGTAATTAATATGGCTACAAAAACTAAAACTAAAAAAGTTCCTAAAGGTTATCATAGAATGCCAAATGGCAAACTGATGAAAGATTCAGCTATGAATAAAAAAAAAAGTAATGGTTAAATCTAACGCATTACAAAAAATAGAATCTCACGAAAAGCTATGTCGTATAATGCAAAAATTAACCCATGATAAAATTAATATGATAGAAGAAAGAGTTAAACGATTAGAAAAGATTTTACTAATTTGTACTGGTTCATTAATTAGTGCTATGGGGTTTGTAATTATAACTATGTCAGGTTTATAATCTTTACAAATAGCCAAAAATTAGTACAACTTATAACTGTATGAAGAATAAAAGAATACTTGTAGTGTCGGATTTACATATACCCTATCATCACAAAGATAG